TTTTATTTGGTCACATACTGCATCAAAAACATTTTTACGAGGAAACACAGGAGCAATTTTTATTACCTTTCCTACAACATGAGTAGCTGCTGTTGTTCCTAAAACTCCTCTAACAACAGTAACTGTATTATTAACAGTATCTAATGCTGTACATCTCATTAACTCTTGCTCACACTCAATGATAGTTCCTGCATCCATAGCATCCTCTTCTTCTTGAGTAAGCAAGTCACCATCAAATACTATTGATGTTGCTGATGTATTGACTTCAGTAGCTAAAGTTGTATAAGATGTTAAGTCATCCATAGGTTCAAGATATTCCCTATAAACTCTATCTACTAATCCTGCAATATCTGTACTCATTATGCTGCTCCTTCTTCAACTAATTCAGCAGCAAAGATTGCTTGACCAAAAGCACCTAATCCAAACCAACCATCATTTGCATTATTGTTTGGGTCAACAATTGGAAATGAAGGTTCTAGTGGTTGGTCAGGAATACTTTCTATACCAAGATTTCTTCCCTCTTTAAACATTAAGAGCACACCCATAAGTAACTCCTAACTATGTCTAAAGTGTAATATTATACTTCTATCTGCTGCTTCTGTTCCGTTTGACGTAACTCGTATGTAACCATTACTTGCAAAACCCCAACCTGAAGGGTCAACTCTAACTACATCTCCTGCTGAAACACTGTAGCTAACAGCACTACCGTCTGTTTCTACAACATCTGCCCATGTAGAATTATCTAATGCGAAATCAAATGTTACTGATGTACCTGTCATAGCTGCAGGAAACTGAATACCACAAAGTAGCATTCCATCTGTACTTACACCAAGTGAATTACTTGCATCTGCTGATATATCTATTAAAGCTTGTTTACTAATCATACTTTCCTAACTATAGCAGAAGAAAAGGGTGGAGGTGGAGTTCCACCCTAATCTTCAATATTAATTTAACTTACTGCTTGAATTTTACAGTGATATGAAGGCGGTCCGAACTCGAATCCCATCTCCATATAAATTGCTTTACCAATTCTAGCGTTAGCATCTTGGTCTAAGTCACGTACGAACACAGTACCAAATCCTGGGATGTTGGTAAATACTGGTTGTATGTAAGCTAAGTCTAAGATGAAAGCAGTGTTGTCAGGCATGATGTCAGGGTCAATAACCATCAATCCAATTGAACCGAATGGTGTGACTACTGTATCAATGTCAACACCAGCAACATTTCTATCTCTAGGAATGATTGCTCCTGCTATATCTACTGTACCTTTAACAAGCTCGTTGTTAAGGTCTAGTAATTGTTTTGGACTAACAGCAAGAACAGGGTTTGTCATTGGAGCATGGTTGTCATACATTCTCTTCAACGCACCTGATATAGTTGCGAATGAAAGAACTTGTGTTGAACCACTTCCATCACCATTTGTGTCGTTGTAGTAACAGTTACCACCTAATGGGTTAACTGCTGCTGTGTTTGAAGCGTTCTTTCCGATTGTAATCCAAACGTCAAGACCGTACATTTCTCTAGTTCCTGACCCAGGTGTTGTGTTAGCACCATCTGAGAAAGAACCATTGAATGCAAACCACTCAACTTCTCTTGCTACTTTTTCCATTGCTTTTTCCATTTGGAAAGCAAATTCATCTGCTACTGGGCTACCACCAAATAAAGCTAATTTGTCACCAGCAGTTGTTGTTCCGTCTCCATCGGAGGCGTTAGCAATGTTTGCTGATAAATCAAATGGGTTTTGATTTTGGGTAGATGCCAAAGCGGTATATGTCATTTGTACACCCTTGTGGAAAATCTGAGTTACATATGTGTATGCAGCTCTGTCTCTTCCAAGATATTCTGTAGGTGTAGAACCTTCTTGTCCTTTAGTTGGTTCTGAAGAAACGGTTGCATTATCTTCTACTTGGACTTGCCAAAATGTAGAGTTTAATGTTTTACCGCCATTCAAACCACCAACTGCAGAAAGTAAAGGTGTTCTTTGACCACCAACTTTAAACAATTCACCAGTGAAGTTATTAATGTTTTGTGCATAAATCGTACTGTTTGTTAACGATATGTCTGCCATATTAATCTTCTCCTATAAATTATTACTTGTCTTGTTCTTTAAGAGTATCTAACATACGCAATTTAGCGTTGATAGTATCTCTTGGTTTTGCGTTAGAGTCTGTAACGAATTTTCTGAACTCTTGTGATATATCAACAGGTTCAGCATTTACACCAATCTTATTAAGTTGTTCAACTCTAGATTGAGCTTCAACTACATTATTAGTTACATCAGGAGCTGCACTAGGTTGTTCAGAACTACTAACTTCTCCAAACTCTTGAGCAACAAACTCCTTAATTGCATCTACTGTGACTTCACCATCATAGAGTTTAGTAACAGCTTTTCCTATACCTTTATCTGCTTCTAGTCCTAAAGAACTTAAAGCATTATCCATAGCATTAGCCTTGAACTGTTTGTTCTCAGCTTTAAGCTTTTTATACTCTTCTCTAAGTTGTTTGATTCCGTCTGTAGATTCATCTACAACTTCATCTGTAGTATTTTCCATTTGTGTATTTTCTTCCATTATTTTCTCCATCTTCTCTAGCATATAAATATCCCATATACATAATCGCTAGGTAATTAAAGGGATTTACGCAAGGGTTTACGAATGACAGATAACACACCTTGGCGGTGTTACCGATTTGCAGCCCTATATTTAGTGTGCCGAATCCTGCCAGGCACTACATCTAGTATAGCAGATTTATCCTTCTGTCAAGCCAGTTACTGCTCCACCTTTAGTTTTTGCTGCACCCATTGCTACAGCAGATTCAGATGCTGCTTGTGCAGATAATCTAGATAATTCTTGTTGTGTTTCAAAATCTTTTGTTACTTCTGCTTGAGCTAATTGTACTGCTGTATATTGTTGGTCACGATTAAATCTTCTTGCAAGTCTTGATGCAGTTAATGCTCTAGCTGCAGCAGTCTCAAACAATGGTGTAGCTTTTGTAGGAGCTAAACCTGCAGAGATAAACATAGTTGCTTGGTCTGCTGTAAGTTCTTCTCCTGTAGATATTTGAAATCTTGCACCTATGTTTGCTACTTTAAGTCTTTCTCCAATAATATCGCTTGTAGCTTCAGGGTCTATAGCTATGGCTAGCAATACTTCTTCTGTTACAGGAAGTGATTCACCTAGTTCTGATTCAAAGTATTGTTGATACTGTGACATAACATTTTGTTTTAGCTCTCCATCCAAGTTAGTAATACCTCTTCTAACTGTATCTAATCTAGTTTTAAATTCATTAGGAGAAACATTACCTTCTAACAATGTAGGAAACAATGCATCTATCTTAGTTTTAGCATATCCACCTAATCCAGCTTCATTCAAATGTATAATCACAGCTTCTTTGTTTTGCAAGTATTGTGCTTCTGTAAGTCTTAAAGAACCATCAGCTCTTTTTATTCCTGAAAACATTTCATCATATTCAGGTGCTGCTCTCATAGAAGCTAATGCAAACTCTGCTTTACCTGTTTCATTAAATCCTTCTGTATATGCTTTAATTAAAGCTTCTCCTCTTTTAGGGTCAAGCTTTGTTAAGTATGGTAAAAGAACTCTAGTTTGCTCTAACGTTTGAACTATAGCATTGTTATCTGTAGCAGAATTTGTAGCTTCAGTTGTATCAGACTGTGATTCATTAGTTAACTTTGCTTTGGCTTGTGCTTCTTCTAAATTAGTTGTATATCCATTTCTTTCAAAATTTTCTATACTTGCAGTATCATCTGTGCTTACTGTATATCCTTTAAGATAATCACTTCTATAATAAGTTACTGTTGCCATTACAATCCTCTAATTACTGGTCCACCTAAAGCTTTATTTAAATTAGCTGCAACGTTTTGTGCATAAAACGTATTGTTCTCATTGTAAGCTTTAGTCCTAAATGCCTTACCTGCTTCTTGATAAGTCATTGTAGGTGCTTCTGCAAAATCTAAATCCATCATATCAGGTGCTTCTCCAAATACAGAAGTATATAAACTAACATATGGTTGTATTATACTAGCAAAGTTTAATCCTTTACCTCCATACTTATCACCATAAATAGGATGATTATCAAATATGTTTTGTAGATAAGAGTCTCCAGCATCTTCACCTTCTTGTGAATATATTCTTGCTACTGAAGCTTTTTGCTCTGCTGATAAATTGTTATAGCCAAATGCACCTAGATATTGTATACCTCGTCTTTCAGCTTTATTTGAATTAATAAAGTCTGATATATCAAAACCTAAATTATCATTACCTAATCTGTCAGCAGCAGAAGTAAATCTTTCATAGTAAGGACTAGAAGAATCTATATCATATCCCTCAATTCCTACAACGAAACCAACGAAGTTCTTAGACTCTGCTTGTCCTACTACACCCATAGTATGTACTTCTGTTAATGCTGACCAGTCCTCAGGGTTCTCCATCTTCCACTCTTTAGGATTAATACCTAAGGATATAAATGTTTGCTCTAACTGACTCTCCCTAGTAGCTCTAAGGTTTGTTAGTTTTGCATTTGGTTTACCTGTAATAGAGTAACCTGTCTTACCCATTGAATTTAAATATTGAATTGTTTCGAAGTTATAAGGTGCTTGTATTGCTAATAGTCTTGGGTCATCCTCTTTTATTGGAACTCCATTGACAACCATATCCATAAGTAATCCCATACCTGGATAGTCCATTGTTCCATCTTCTTGCTCTACTCCATTGAAAAACCAAGGAGCTACATCTTGATATATTTCTATTCTTGCAGCAAATCCTTCTCCTGGATTCCAATCACCTAATGAATTAAATGCTGTGGATATATCTTTTAGTTTTAGTAACTCATCTCCTATCAATGTTCCTGGAGCTGTAGTTGTAGGACTAGGACCTACTCTTGGTTGGTCATCTACTGTATTTGAAAAACCATTTGGGTTATATATTGAACCACCATTATATGCTATCCATGATGAGCCTGGGTCTTGTCCAAGAATATTAGACACATCCCATAGCCAGTAGTAATGCTTGCCATCAAAATATACTTGTTCAGGTGTAGGTTTTAAATAGTGTCCTTTGTGTCCTGAACCTGATACTGCTGATGACTGCGAACCTTCAGTACGTAAATCATCTACATCTTGTCCTTCTATAGTTACATGTCCTGGTTCGTGTGGCATTATTTATCCTTCAATGGGTCGAACTGTTCTATGTTACCAGCTTTTAAGTTTGGTATAAATACTCTGTTAAATACTTGGTAGTTACCGGTTTTAGGGTCATTTAAATCTTTTATATTTTTCTTTAACTTTTCTGTTTCTTGTAAATTATGTACTAACAAATATGCATCAAAGTATGAATTAATTGCATCTTGTATATCAGGAGCAGTTCTACCTTCTATTTTTTCTCCTGACAAGAATGGCTTTACTCTTTCTCTATACTCTGTCCATTTGACTAATGGGTCTCCACCAGTATTAAAACTTTCAGGATTGTTTTCTAATCTATTTATATAATGTGCAGCAAACTCTGCAGAAAACTTTTCATTATCTCTTAGTTGTTTTTTAAGTTCATCTTTTGAAAACTCTTTACCTTTTTTATCAAAGAAAGTAGTAATTGTTTTATCAGGTTCATCACCATCATAAAACTCTTCTACATTGACTTGGAATACACCAAAGTCTTTTGTTTGATTTGGATTAGTTCCTTCTACTCCTGTTTGTATTCCTGACTCGAACGAAGCAGTCATAATTAAAGCTGGTATCAAAGCATCTGCTACTCCGAAACCTCTTAGATATTCTACTAATGTATTTACATCAACCTTTGCCATACTTACCTTCCTGCACTAAATGCATTAATTATTCTTCCAAGTCCTTGTCTATAAGCAGCATCTTTTTGTTCTGAGTCTGCTAGTTCTGAAAAGTTTTCTTGCATGTAGTTATCAACTCCATAACCTAATGCTTGTGTTATTTGGTCTGATGATGGAGGAGCTTCTATGTAATAATCTTTTGCAGGCAATCCTAGTTTTTCTCTTCTAAGCATATCTGCTTCTGCCTGTCTTAATTGATTCTCATATTGAAGTTGTGCTTCATTCTGTATTTTAGTAAGTCTAGATATTTCTCCTCTAGCAAAAGCTTCTGCAGCTTGCAAGTCAAATTGATTTAAAGGAACTCCTAAATAATTTTTACCTTGTGTTGATATTTGTTGTAATAAAAATTCTGAAGAAGGTAGAGGTATTATAGAAGCTCTAGAGTATGCAGCTATTGTATCTGTAAACTCTATATCATCTAATCCATCTAAAAAGAAATCTCTTACAAATCCAAGAAAAGCATTATTGTTTCCTTGTGTAGCAGAAGCTATGTCAAATAAATCTTGTTGACTTATTCCAAACTCTGACTTTGGATTCATATAAGTAAATGCAGCTTCTACTGCTTTTATAGTTTCTTCATCATATTGACCAGGATTGTAACTGCCTGGAGCTAAAAATCCTGAATTGACTAATGCTATCTGATAATCAATAACCCTTTCAGGAGGTATGTTTTCTAAAAATGTATCTGCTATTCCATAATTAAACAAAGGTCTTATATCTGAATCTCCTGCACTTGCTCTATAACTTTCTAAAAATGGGTCATCACCTAATCCATAGTAAGTTAAACCATCTGCAAGTTGTCCTCTTTGATATATTGATAATGCACCTAAGTCTATATCAGCATCTATCTCAGCTATTCTGTCTAAGTAAGAATCTAAATTACCATCTTTTTTATATTGTGCATAAGCTTCATCTTGTAATTCTTGTGGAGTTTTTTCTCTTGTACCTTCTCTTTGTCTTTGTAAATCTTCTCTTCTTTGATACCTAAAACCTTTAGTAACAGCATCTGCCTTAGATACTTCAGCAGCTCTAGCTTCATTCGCTGCATCTATAGTATCAGGAGTTTCTTCTACTTCGTTATATGCAGCTTTCATTATGGTAACGCCTTGAGCTAAACCTTCACCAAGTAAATAACCTAATTGTGCTGTTGGGTCTGCAATAACAGGAGTGCCATCAAATAATTCATTTAGTTCACTACTATTTAATTTATTTAAAAAATCTGCAAGGATAATTCCTATGTTGTATCCAAGTTGTGCTGTAGGGTCTGCTATTAATACTTCTTGGTCTGAAGGTACACCTGAACCTTTTAGAGCTTTACCTATCTTGTACCAAATGCTTTTTTTCTTTTCGTCCATATTATCTATCTATCTGAATCTCCGTAAAGTCTTCCTCTATTTCGTATCTCAATACTCCATCATACACATAATAAAAGTCAGGGTAGTCACTAAACAACTGTTGTGCATAAGCTCTTAATGACTCTCTAATAGGCAAGTAATCTGCTTTAGATAGACTTGCATTAGGACCATCTATCGCTTGTATCTGTAAAAGCATTTGATTTCTTCTATCTAAATACAAAGCTAAACCCTGCATGGAAGGTAAGTCTTTTACTTTTACCTCATCTCCATTAGGTAATTCTACCAAACTTTCCCCTTCAAATTGTAATAATTTAGTTAATTGTTCTGTTTTAGCTCTAGCATCGATAGATGAAGCAACGGTGGAAGTTTGCCCATAACCAGGATATATCTCTCTTAAACCGTTCCTAATCTGCGTTAAGGCATCATATTTTGCTTCTGCTGACATGTTAGTGTAGTATCCGCTTTCAAATAGTAATCTTCTTTGATACTCATAAGCTAATCTACCTTGACCTTGTCTAATAGCAGTAATGTATTCTTCCTCAGTTAAATCTACTCTATCTCTATTAGCGAATGCATCTGACCATGCTTGGAAGTTAAACTCATCTAATGGATTATCAGGATATAGATAATATGCAACATCTTTGTATCTATTCATAATATCTTTATTTGCTTCTGAAAACTTAACACCTTCATCTGTATAAGAAAGTTTTTTCTTTTCTCTAGACTTTGATGTAAGTATTGCAGTAGGGTCTAATCCAAACTGATTAACAAACTCTTGTGTAGCTAATACTTGGTCACCTTTATATTTAGATAATATTCTGTAATATGCATCAGCTACTAAAGATATTCCAAACAAATGATGTTTAGGGTCTGAATCTTTATATTTAGCAGGGTCAATGTGTAATGCACCACCTGGTGCTACTTCTACTTCATACCTCAATACTGAACCTGTTGGAGCAGCAAACTGTATTAAACCTCTAATTGCTGTAAGAACAGTAGCTGTACTTTTAGCTTTTTCTAACATTTCTTCTTGTTTAGCTGGTGTACTGTCATCATACAATCCTGTAGTTACATACATTTTAATTACATCTTTGTATGTATTTTGATAAGTTCTAGCGAACTCAGGGTTGTCACTTGTTATTGATAAAAACTTTTTAGCCCAAGAAGGTATTAATGCTTCAACATATGTTAAAGGATTGAGTGGGCTATCAGTTTCTCTACCATATGGAAAAAATACTTTGTCAATCATATCTGTGCTAGGTAATGCTTTAGATGCAGGATATGCAACAAGAGGTCCTAACCCAGGAGCAGGGTTTCCTGCAATCATGTTTAATGATGATACATAACCTTTCATTCTTAATTTTGCATCCGGAGCATTGTCCATTACTTCTCCTGTAACAGGATTTCTGTACTGTCTACCATCTCTATTGCCTTCAAACATCCAGTTAGATAAAGCTTCGTTACCTGGAAAGAAAAACATTTCCTCTCCTGTCATGTCATCAACATGAAAGAAGCCTTCATCTTCATCTTCTAATCTTGTTTTTCTAGCACCCTCTACTGCACGAGATATCTTACGTGTAGATAATAATTTTTTCTTATTAAGTAATCTTGACCATGTACCCATAATCTCTAGATAAACTTCTGCGAAAGGAAACGCAAGTCTTAACATATCTGATACGACATGTCGTTTGTTTAGGTCATAAAGTAAACCTTTTGTTTCTGTAAGTGCGTATGCTTTAGCAGCTTCATCAAGTTCATCTATGTTATCCATTGTAAGTAATCTACCTTCATCTGCTGAGACTTTACCTGTCTTAGCAATTTTATTAGCATAACTTTTACCAAATTTATATTTATCTAAGTTTGCTTTTTTACCTTGTTTCAGTAATGTTTTTCTTAAATCGTCTGAGTAGTATGCAGCATTCTCTTCTATAAATCTCCAGTAGAATTGTCTAAATGCAGGTGACCTAGATAGTCTGTTTGTAGGAGCTGACATAACTATTGTAAACATTCTTTCAATAGCAGCATCATAAGCATTTATTCTTTCACCATCTAAATCAAAAGCTGACTTTTTCATTACATGATATTGTTCATATGGGTCTTTTTTACTTAACCAAGCAGCATATTTATTGTGGTCACCAACAGTCATATCTCTACCAAATGTAACTTGTTCACCATTTAGATTTAAATACACAGGTTTTTTAGATTGTCCTGCTTTTACTTGTTGTAGTAATTTACCTTTAGCTATATGGTCTAGTATTTCACTATCACCTAGTTTATCTAATTCAAACTCAATTCTTGAGTTAGGACTTCTTCTAGTTCTATATTCTCCTGCAACATCATCAAATAATATTCTTGTTCCATCAGGTAATACCTCTGTTGCTTTATAAGAACCACCAGCTTTGTAGTGAACTCTAGCTAGTACAGAATCAATATATGCATCTGCTAGTTCTCTACTATCTTGCATTTTAAACTTCTGATATTTACCTACATCATCTGAACCGTAAGATAGTGCTGTTCTCCAATCTGATAAATCACCATCCCAAAATCTTTGTTTAATATCTTCTAGACCAGCTCTAAATGCTTTGTCATTTAATCCACCTTTTATCATTGCTAGTTCTGCTGCTATAGGGTCATCAGCTAGTTGCATAATTTCTGAGGTAGCTGAAGCATAATATCTATCTTCACCTTTTTTAACTCTCTTAAATGAAAATGTTCTTTTAAGTTTATCTGAATCTAAAATACCACCGTGAGACTTTGACATACCAGCTTGATGTTCTAATGAATCTGCAAGCAATTGTTTATCTCTAATATCAATAGCACCTTTAGCTCTTTTAATAACTTCATCAACATCTAATTCACCTTTACCAATTCTGTCTAATACTTTCTTTCTTGGCTTACCCATAATCCAAGCAAATGCAGAAATAGGATGTGTAAATACATTATCTAAATCTGCAGCCCACATACGTATCTGTTCCTCACCTACAACACGAAATGTCCATGCACCTCTAAGAAGTATGAATGGTTTCCAAGCTTTGTTCATGTAATAATCACCTAACATAGCAGCCCAACCTTGTGATAGTTCTTTTACAGATTGTTCGTCTTTACTTAATCTAAAACTTCTTCTAGCAGATTTAATCATAAGCCTTGCTGTTTCCATAGCAGTTCTGTCATCTTTCATTTGTAAGTCATATAATTTTTTAACAGGTTTAGACAACATCTTTTCAAACTCATTAACTTGTACTTCAAATTTGTTTTCTAGTTTGACAGTAGATTTAGCTTGTATAAGTTGTCCTCTACCTGCTAGTCTCATCCAAAACTCTCTAGCAGGACTAAATACTCTTAAAAATAATCTTGCATCAGGAAGTGGTATGTTACCACTAGCAAGATACTCTGATATCAAATGTGCTGTAGGTCTGCCTGTAACACTAGCTACTTCATTAAAGTTTGCTTCTTTCATTAAAACATTTATGACATCATCCATAGTTTCTGCATCTACACCTTTGTCTTCAAAGAATTGTATGATTTGGTTTGGAGATATCTTTTCGTCTGTTAATACTTTAAATCCATCTTTATCCATATATCCTGGTTTTGATTTTATAAACAATGACCTAAGTAACACTTTTAGTCCATCTGTATCTGTATATGTTCTAGGACCAGCAACGTTTACTGTTTTATATTTTCTAAGTAATTTCTGTGCATCTTGTATAAATTGTTGAGATACTTCTTCTGCCGTGTCAATTACAATTACAGGCTTATTACCTTTCTTAAATATACCTGGTTTTATTTTTGCTTTTGTATTCCAATTACCTCTAGTTGCATAGTTATAAGTTCCTCTAGTTCCTTTACCTGCTGGATTAGTAGCTGAGTTATATATAATAACTGTTGCATTTGATTCATCTACATTTCTAATACTTCTTCTAGCAAAGTATTTACCTTGAGGCATAACATCCCCAAACTCAGGTCTTTCTAATTCGTCAACTTCTTTTTGTAGTTTCCTAACTTTTCTAACTAATGAATCATCATTTAAATCTTTTTTCCTAGTATCTATGTCTGCTTTTATTTTACTAATCTTTGCAGATATCTGATTAGATTCTTTAGCCATAGCTTTTAATTCTTTTTGATATCCTATCAAATCAAAATCTTCGTAATCTAATTCCTGGATTCTTTTAAGTGGGTTGTTAGGGTCTACCTTTACTTCTTGTAATCCTCTAACAAATCTAAGTATTCTTGATTCAGCTTCATACTGTGCTATATCTCTGAGTATATCTCTATCTTTACTAGGAACTTGTACAGATGTTTCTTTTATTCTTTTACCTGCTTGTGTAACTCCTCTAGTTAATTTACCTGCAAGTTTTACATTTAGTTCTTCTAGTAAGTCTCTAGCTACTAAACCTTTTTTAATTGCTTCTAATATATCTTCTTCAGAAGCAGCAGGAGATAACTTAGAGTTTTTTAAACCTTTTGTTAAACCTTGACGAGTTCTTTCATTCCTAACAAGTTGGTCATCAAGTTGTGGTAATACTTGCCTAGCAACTTTTCTAGTGCCTTGTCTTGCTAACTGTGTATTTTCTAAAGATTGTATAGTTCCTTTAAGTTCATCAATTTCAAACTGTCTTGCATCTTCTACACCTAGTTCTGTGAGTTCAGGAGCTAAGTCATCATATCTACCTGTCTTTGCACCTTGTGATGAAACTGTAAGACCAGGAGTACCTTTACCACCTGTTTCTATGTTAAGTTCTTTAGCTACACGTAAAGCTTCTAAATCTACACCGACATTACCACCGGATATAATTTTTGTAGGTATTACATCAGCATCTGCTACATCTGCAGGTACTCTTCCTACACCTTCAACTGTATCTACAAACAACTGTTGTAGTTGTTGATTATTTTTTACACCTTTAATATTTATATTTACTTCATTAACTATTCTATTTAATGCACCTATAGACTCTTTCATATCAAACTCTATTTTGTTTAGGTCATTACCTAATGCATCTTCAATATCTATTTTTTGTCCTGACCAAGCCTCTTCTCCATACTTTGTATAAAAGTATTTACGTGCTTCATCAACTGATGCGACAAACTTACCTACTTGATTTACAACTTCATCAGGTAAACCTAATGCATTGTATTTATCCATAATGTGTCTAAGTACACCACCTTCACCTGAATATACATCAAGTACCATATTTAATTTTTGTAATGATGCAGGTAAACCTTCTAATGTTTTTAAGTTATCATCAGTAATTGCATCTGCAATTCTATCTAATGCTTTATTAGCAACATCATCATCTACTTTAGAAAACTTCATCCAGTCTTTTAGTTCAAAGAATGTTTGATTTAAATCATCTGTATTTAAGTTAGGTGCTGGAAACTCATCAAACAATCTGTTAAAGATACTTGTCTGACCTTTTAATTTCATAGCAGTTTTCATACCTACTGCTTTTTGTGCATCTCCATATCTAAGACCTGCACTTAATCTTGATAAAGAACCTTTGAACAATAAACTGTTTGCATCAAATCTATCGTTAATACCTGCTAATGGGTCTTTTATAGCTTCTATAAGTTTATCTTTTACAACTTGTTTATCTGTTGCATCTCTGAGTTCTCTATAAAGTAAAGCATCAGATTTACCTTGACCTTTCATAAGTATTTCTATTTCATCATATGATTTAGCATCAGCAAACATTTGTGCAATATCATCACCTACTTTGGTATTAAACCAAGCTTCTGCAGTAGGAGTATGTACAACTTTTCTTACAGCTTTATCTATAAGTCCTGCATTTTGCAGTTCATATGTTTTATTAAAAGTTCTAGATACTCTTCCGGCTTTTGCAAATCCTGCACCTACGTATGTTGTTGGGTCTGTAAATATTGTGTAAGCTGCATCAATAATACCTGACATAATATTGAAACCTCTTGTTCCTGGTTCAAATACTTCTACTGCTGTAACACGACCAGGAGATAACTTTACAGTACCTTTTCTACCTCTATAAGTTCCTGACTGTCCTTCTCTACTTTCAAACTCTAATTGTGATATAGGCTTGCCATAATAATCTTGTATTACACCTTTTACTTCATCAGGATTAGCACCTCTACCTACAAGTTCTTTATATATTTCTGTATCTTCTGCAACAGTAGAGTTACCAAAATATCCTTCACCTAGGTTTACTTTACGTCCAGCTCTAAGTTCTTCTATAGCTCTAGTTGCTAGTGTAGGTCCTTGGTCTTTTATAGACTGCCTTATCTCTGCTACACCTGCAGGGTCAATCAAAGGCATAAGTGTTCCAATACCTGTAAAAGCTAGCATAGGGTTTAGTTCTCTTTTTGCATAGTATTTCATAGCACCAGTACCAAACTTCTTTACAAACTGTGATGCAGACTCCATACCAACTACTGCAGTTCTTACTGCACCTCTAGTTATAGATTTTGTTCTATCCCACCAAGAAGTTTCTTTCTCCATAAACTTATCTACTAGTGCTGTAAATTCAGGACTTTCAGCAGTCAATCCCATCATTGCACCTGCTACTTGTACGTCCTTAGGTAGAAAACCAAAAGTTTTAGAAATGTTTTCCATATTCTGTGGAATGTTTTGATTTTGTCTGAAGAACTCTTCCATCTGAGCAGCTTGTGCTAGATACTCTTCTTTCCAATCTTGATTGTCATTATCTTCCCAAGGAGCATCAAATGTCCATCTATATGCCATTTATCCCCCTGGTATTATATCTTCGTCCATTAAAGCTAATATATCTTTACTTGGCAATACTCTATACATTGCTCTAAGTATCATATTAGCTTCCATAACTCCCATGCCTTTTTGGTCCTGTAACTGATTAGCAGCTAATGATTCTCCTAATCTATCTGTTCCTCTAAATACATTCTGTACAACATTTCTTGCAGTATTTACTTGTTGTGCATCTACTCCTGCATCTGTAAGTTCTGCATCTACTGTATCTTGCACAAACATATCTGCACTACGTTGTAAGTTATCTAGTTCAACACCATCTCCATAACTCTCTGCTTGAAAGTTACCTATGTTTTTAGTTGGTTTAAAGCGAGCCAAAGAATCCTCCATCCATATTATTGTCTCTTACAATAACTACATCTAGCCTTCCTACGTTAGGAATGTAAGCTAATGTAATTACATCAATAATGTTTTCTTCCTCAAAAACAATATCTTGATTATTTAAATCTTCAGTTGAAGCATCCCACATAGGTTGTTCTTCTACTGAGTAGTTATTAGCAATAATCTTTGCAAATTCAAAATTAGTATCATGTGGATTAGCCAACTTGTCCTCCTAGTAATGCTGCTAAATTAGGTGGACCTGCTTGTTGTTGTATAGCTTGTTGTTGCATTAAGGCTTGTTCTTCAGGACTAGGTTCTTCTCCTGATGCACTAAAGAACTTTTCTAATACTTTTCCAATATCTTTTGGATTATTATATATTTCAACAACAGCCATCATGGCAGCTTTGTCACCTTGTTGAGATTGTTGTAACAACATCTGGTATAATATATCCTCAGTCTTTTGTTTAGTAATTCTTTCATTTATCTGTGTAAGATTTTCTAAACCATCCATCTCTTGTTGTAATGTTTCTTTATCGATAATACCTGCATTTAATAATTGCAGCCCTGTGATTATCTTATTTGGTGCATCAAAGGAAGCCATAGCTCCATACTTTCTTCTTGTGACATAGTTCATATCTATATCAGTAGAAGGAGTATATGATTCTGAGAAAGAAGCTCCTTTGTAAGTACCTGATATTGGTTTTCTTGTTTTACCAAAAAGTACTTCATCCAACTCTAATCTCTTTGAATCCACCTCCTGTAATGCGTATTCAAGTATTGTGTGATACTCGTTAACCATTTGACCTACACCGGACTCCAGTTCTTCTAAACCTCTACCAGTTACAAATGAATTGGGTGATATAGCATCGTCCTGAACTGGATATCCAGCGACAACTCTTAATTGTCTTTCTAATCTACCTACTTGCTCAAATAATTGATATGGCAAGTTTGTAGTTGGTTTTACTATTTGTGAACCAGGTGTTAGGTAGTTTATTGCATTTCTACCTTTTCTATATTGTCCTGATTCTATTTCACCAATTATGTTTGTTTCTGTAAATACAGCATCTTCCATAGCTATAACAGATAAAATGTTTATCTTTGCCATAGATGCCATAAGTCCTACGACTTGGTCAAACTGTCCTTGTAACCTATCAAAACTAAATCTTTTAGCAATAACAAAAGAAGGACCTGTCTTAAGTGGGTTAGGTACAAAATCTACTATTTTTTTAGAAGCAACATGAACAATGTATGTACCTTCTATATTCATATACTCAAGAATTACATCACCATTCTCATCTGAGTTCTCCCAGCTACCATCATCTGTATATCTAAGGTTGTAGCTATCGTATGATGTATCTTCTGAATCTTTTTCTTCATAGTAAGCTTTTAGTTCCGGATACATTTTTATTAAGTTTTGTATAGGAATTTTTTGTATAATTGCTAATTCTTGTGGTTTTTGTTTATTACCGTAATATCCAGGAAAACAGTCATAAGGGTTTCTTAATTCAGCACATGGATACATTTGTCCATTCATATCTTGCTTTGTAGTAATAACCCATACTGCAAATCCATAACCTGGTAACCATCTAGCTACTTGTGGTAACTGTAACTCTAGTTCTTGCATCTTATCGTATGCAGTAATAATTCTTTCTAATTTATCTTTTTTAACTTTGTTTCTTTGAGAATCTCTACCATTTGTAATATGTACATCTAAAGAAGGTGTTTTACCTATTTTCTGTGCAAGTCTATCTAAAGCAGACAACATTAAGTTAGGTGCTGGTATTGTATGTGCTTCGTTATTATCTAGTCCAGGACCAAGTAATTGTCTTATTCCATCTTCTCCACCATTTAAAATTGCTCTGTATCTTGCTCTGTCTATTAAAGAATCATCATGCATTCTTTTAAGATATGATGCTCTCTCAATTATTTCTTGCGGTTTCATTTATCTCCAAGGTATATCATCCCATTGTATACTATTATAACCATCAAAGCTAGGAGTGTACTCAATTCCTATATCAGCATAGGTAAGTTTTGTCAAGGTTCTAATCACTTTCATTGGAAACCAACTAGCCATAACTATGTCACTCTTGTATCCTCTACCGCCTTTACCTTTTGAGGCAAAGTATGTAAGTTGTTTTGTATACAATGTAGTTTTGTCTTGTGCTTCTCCATCTGCAAAAGGTAATTCAATCATACCTTCATTAAACATAGGAGCTAAACTTGTAACACCAAATCTTTCATCCCATTTGTTTTTATGTGTTTCGTGTCCTTCTAATTTAATTCCTTGTACATTACAGTATTCTTTAATTGTTTTATCTTGTCTAATAGCTTTTTGAAATCCATTTTCTTCTATTACCCAGTGATAACAGTTATACATTTCATGCCATCTTCTTATTAACTCAAATGCTTCATCTAGACCACCACCAAGATGATTGTCTAAATCAACCATTGTAAGTTTTATTTCATGGTTTACTGTTTCTACTGCCCAAAGAAATCCTGCTTGATAACCTGTAGCAGCAGGGTCAAGACCTGCAACTAAGTATGCACCACTAGGAACAGTTCCTATATTCATACTTGGTACATAACATTCAGCTACCATTTCAGGATTAAACAATCTAGCAGCTTGTGAGAATGCTTTGTTAAGATAAACCATCTCAAAGTTCTTAAGACCACCTGTAGTCATAGAATCTCTTTTACGATTCATTAACCATTTAAAAGTTCTTTTATCTGACCACAACATACAATCAACATGTTCTTCTTCTTCTAGTTCTGATTTAGTACACATAGAATCATGTGCTTCTTCTACTATTGTTTCCCATGCTTCGTTTTCTAATAATGCAGAATATAAATCATCAGGATGCTGTCTTGAACCAATAATTACCATTGCAGTATGTTCCTCTTTACGAGAACCTAATGTTGTAGTCCACCAGTTCTTTGTATTGTTTCTTGATGCAGGTTGCATAGTAGAGCTGTGGTCTTCAATGTCATCAGCAATAATAATGTCACAGTCACGTGATAGAATTTTACCACCTCTTCCTATACCAATCATTGTTGGTGACTTAATACCTGATACAGTTCTTGTAGATACTGTAAATCCATTTTGTGACCAAGATTTACCAGTTCTATTAGCTGGTTTAAACTGTCCACCTGGTCCACAAAAATCTTCTTTTAGTTTTTCATTGTTCTCTAATGTATCTATTACAGATGACACAGAGTTCTTTGCAATATCTTCATTACCACCTACCCACATAATTCTTATGTTTGGGTTTCTGCATATAAGCCAAACTACAAAGTGTATAAGTAGTTCTGTTTTGCCATGCCTAGGTGGACTTAGTATCATTTGCTGTCCACCTTCTAGTAATGCTTTGTTAATTGACTTTATCCATTTGTTATGAAAGTCTGCAGTATCAAACTTAATTCCTTGTTCTGTTAGAAAGTATCTATCTCTAAAATTTACAAAGTCTTCTAGTGATTGCTTTGCATCATCAGATACTTCCCAATCTTTTGCTTGTATATCTTTTTCTAAATCTTCTCTATAAGCAGCTAACATTCTAGAAACATGTGCAGTAGAACAAGACAATGCATCAGCTACTTCTTGTTGTTGTATATTTTCATTAATTAAATCTAATGCATAACCTTCGTCTTTAAATTTGTTATATAATGCACCTCTTCTTACAGTTGCAGACTTAGGTTGATTAACAGCTTTTTTTGGTGGTGTATATTCTTTACCAGCTTTCTTAGCTCTATATATACGCATAGATTCTCTTCTGTAACATTTCTGAGAACAGTATTTAGTTTTGCCTGGTGGTAATTGTGCTGTACATTCATCTGCTATGCAGATTACATTATTTACCATTTAGTTTTATTAGCCCAGTATGCTGCGGACATTTTGCCCTTCTTTATATTTTTTGCATGCCTGGCTTTAAAAGATTTACGTCTAGCTTTCTGTGCAGCAGTCTTAGGATTCTTACCTGCACCTGATACACCTTGTTGTCCAAATCTAATTAATTTAAGCTGGTGTCCTTCTTGTGCTAATACAACATGTGACTTCTTAGGATGCTTAGGTGTACGCTTTGGTTTATTAACACCTTTTAAACCATGTTTCTTAAGTAAAGCTTTTTTTCTATTAGCGTGTGACATCAATCATCTCCTGCCCAATTAGGATTTCCTGCATAAATTCTTTTAGGCTTATCATTTTTTTTTAATTTTTTTAATTTTACCATTTTTTGTTCTTGCAAAAATGTGTGTTTTAGTTTCTCTAATTTTTGTACCATAGTGTCTTTTACCACCCCACATCCAACTAACTTTAGCCATTAGCTCATCTTTGGTTTTCTATTACCGTTTTGACGTAGCTTTTTAAAATCAGCTCCTGTAATTTTGTCATACGGTGGTGCTACAGCAGCAATTTTTTTCTGAGCTTCAGAATACTGTCCGTTACCTTTTGGCATTATTTACCTACCTTCTTCTGTGCGTTTACATGTGATTTAGAAAAACTAGAACCACGTTTCATAGAGTTTACCATATATTGTATATGCTTTTTAGTATGATGCTTAGAATGTTTTTTTAAAGCAGTTTGTTGTCTTTTAGTCAACTTACTTGCATCAACACCTTTAATTTTCATTTACGCCTCTTTTTACGTGTAGCTCTAGATTTCTGTACTTTTTTCAAATCTATGTATCTTCCCTCTTTATAAGCTTTAGCTGTACTTCGTATTTCGCGTGCCACAGAAGCTTTACTGTTTTTTTTATTTTTGAGATATTTAGCTGGAACGCCTTTTTCATATTTAACTTTCCTCCTACTTCTTTTTTTTGGCACGAGATTTTCCCTTCTTTTTTATATCATTATCTTGAGAATGACCACCCCTAATAAAAGAGTTAACTCGACCCATAGCCCAAGCTGCCATAGAAGCTGATTTACTTCCTGAAGAAAGGTACGCACCTTGTCCACGCCTATATACTTGTGCCAGTTGCCCATATGTATACTTACTATTCTTAGCCTTTTTTTGTAACGTTGCTTTAGTTTTTGCATTAATAGGCTTTCTAGCAGGTTTTTTTCTTGAACTACTCTTCTTCTTCGTTGCCATTAATCTTCTCCATATTCTCGTTATAGTCTATAACAAATTTTTCTACTAATGTATCTATCTTAGATATGTTTGGTTTCTTGTTAATTAAAACAGAACCACATGCTTCAGAAAGGTCAATAGCCCACTCCTTTAGAGTTACTGGACTACTGAACACATTCACTCCTTTTTTTATACTAGGCATTAAAGCTTCTTACCACCCTTACGTTTATTCTTCTTCTTGCCTTTTTTCATTGGTTTTCCGTACATTAACTCTCCTTCGAATTAGCTTGTTATATTCTGTACATCCTAGATTAACACATTTTTTGTTAAGTCGGAATAACTTCAGGTTCTGTTTACAAAGCTTACACTTTGTGATTTCTCTCATTCTATAATTATAGAGGAGATGGGCTAGGTTTTCCTCCTTTACCTAGCTTGTCTCCACTAAATCTAAAAGATGGTAACTTACGCTTATTGAGTGTGCTACCCCGGTCGCAAGTACGTCCTCAATAGGTACTATCAATGAGCGTGAAAAAAAATTTTTATTTTCTGCATCTACAATCCTATATTTATCTTCAATAATCCAGTCAATGATATATGGTATTAACGCATCAGGTGTCCAGTAAAGAAGTTGATTAGTTGGGTATATCCAGTAGAAAAGAAAGTCAGGGAATGTTTTTAACGCACATCCAATAGTTTTTGTATCACCATACACTACTTGTATTTCTAGTGCTACATTCCCTGTCTCCTCCGCCCTGGTGTCGGTTTTTACCTCGACATATCTAGTACCCAATTGATTATTAAGAATAAAGAAGTCTGCTCCTTTTAACTGTTCTTCTTTACGTGCATCTCGTACTATAAATTTTATTTTGCCTTCATCAGTCTTTTGTGATTCATAATAGTTCTTAACTAGTAGTTCACCCTTTTTACCGATAGCTAGTTGTTCTTCGAAATCAAACATTTTATCTCCTGTAACTTGATTAAAATTATTATAGCAGTATAGTGAATTACACAAATAGTTTTTTACAACTACAAGGTTACAGGTAAGAGCTATCGGACGGCAAAAAGCTGACTGCATCTTACTCACAAGATGGACTGGGATTACCACAAAGTCAGTACCCAAGGACCTTAGAAAGTAAAAAATTCAACTTTTTTTATATGCGTAGCATATATGTCCGCTATGTTCGAAATCCCCCCTAATCGAACGCACTATAAAAAAGGAGTATTTAACTTCTTTTTTACCAGCAAGTATGCTAATATACTACATTAGGGAAGTTGATTATCTTAACTTTGGTAATGCCTGTAACAGCCTGTAACTTACTCTAGCAATAGAGTTTCAATACCAAATTAATCGACTTCCCTTAGTTTTTTTTGTAGTCAGAATTACCAGTAATTTATTGATTACTTACGTATATACCATACCCACACCCCACATTAAAACCACCCTGTGTACGCCTACACACACAGTGAATGCATACAGGCACTTACGTTTTGTTTATAGTTAGTGTGCCACTATATGTAGTAGATATTTAACTTACTGTATCTATATGTAGTGTTTTGTAAAATAAATACCTACCTTCTCTGAAATACCATACATAATATATATACAATACAATTCAGCTATTCTCTTCTTCTAAAGCACGAGCATTCCATTGTTTCGATGATTATAAGTAGCGACAAGTTCTCCTTTTTTGGCTAGCATACTAGTAAATTTCCTTTATAACAGATATATCCTACGGAAGAAAAGATATAAACTCACTTGACAAGCATGCTTATAAAATCCATTGGAACTTGTCATTTAGTAATTAGTGATGAGTTTCAAAGTATTAGTCTAATAGAAAGGAATAGAAAATGGCTAAGAAAAATCAATGGATACCTAGAAACAAAAGGTACAATCCATTCAAAGATGATAAGGGGAACAATACCTCTTATTACGGAGTAAAGTTAGTTGGTACAGATAGTCCAAGAGAGGACGGAAAATCAGCTTTCTTTATAATGCAACAAACTGATAGTTTGGGAAATGGTAAAAGGTTGCATACTAAACCACTTACACATTATCCAGCTATCATGCAGTTTCAACAGATAGTTGCATATAATCCAAAAGCGTTACAGAAAGGTAAGTTCGCACTTACTAAGACTGGAACGCTACCTAAAGCACTCATAGACATCTTAGGTACAGACAAAGTATCTAAAGAAATAGAAGGAGTGCTAACACTATCCCAATGTAAAGCAGTAATGCAAAGTTGGAGTAGTTAAAATTACTAGAAAGAGTGTGTGTGTTAATTCACATGCACTCTTTTTTTTTATGCCCGATTACAACAATGAATAAATACCATAGCCTAACCTTATGTGTGGTCATGTCCATCACCAATAACTAATTAATAAATTCTAATCACAATAGAATACAAACAAGAAAGCAAGAAAAAAAAAATTCTACATAGCATATGCGATACCAAAGCCTGCCCTGATAACACGCATATACGAATGGGGTTGTCAAGTCGAGTATATATTATGGGGAAGTTAGACAAAAATTTTTGCTGAGGTAAAGTTTTCTTGTGAGTTTTTTTCTCACTATATTATTTTATGTTGCATATTTATATTATGAAAGGAGTATGTATGCCTAAAAATTATAGAAAGCCTATGTATCCTACTACTAAAAAAGCATTCATAGGTGTTGATGATACTAATGGTAACCTTGTATTTGCAGATACAGGACTACCACAAGTCAAAGGTACAGGAGAATATCAAAGAGAAGTTGATGGTGCAGACTATCCTACTCATGAGTGTGTCGCCTGTAAGAAACAAACTGATAGACTAAGTCCTCGTTGCTTTGAGTGTAAAGAACTAGATGATGACTTAGAGAGAAAGATGAAACGACTTAGCAGATTGACAAGAGAAGGTATAGTTCCTGCTGATAGTAACAATCCCTTCGGAGTTATTGATGCTGAGTGGTCGCCCAACGCTTTTGATACCAAAGCGATTGAGCAAACTAACAAGCTATGTACCAACTGCTTCATAGCCTTACCGAAAGCTTTCGGTCGTAAAAGGTTATGTGAGAGTTGCCGTAAGGATAGATGATTAGTATAGAGGGTTTTGGTTGTGGATATTAAAGCCCTCAATAGTAATTATTACTTACTGCGTGGAGTTCCCTTTCTGTGTGATACGTACAGATATGCAACTAACTAACTACTTCATGCAGTAAGTAATAGCTATCTACAAGTAGGAGTTACTTTTCTATGCCCTGTTGAGTAACAACTGAAAGTAGGTAGCTTGTAGCACATTGAAGTACAGGAGTGTGTCGGCACATAAACTAAAAGTAAACTGAGAAGGTGTGTTACAAGCTATCTATTGCTTGTATATACATAAGGAAGCAGGTTGTATATACATGGACAAAAGCAGTAGGTAGCATAAAACCTATGTGTGTTCTATGAAACATACAACTACAACACATAGGTAATTTCACACACACAGATAAACCACAGACTAGCGATAGTTTGTGGTTTTCTGTTTATATCAGAGGAGAGAGTAATGATATGTGATAACTGTAAGCAGGGTGAGATGTCTGTTGTCGGACAATTAGCCAATGTAAAATCATCTGTACTCAACATAGTAAAGTGTTGGACTTGTGGGTATGGAAGTGTAAGAAAACTCAACACAAAAAGGAGGTTGTAATGGGCATGGGTGCTACCGATAACCAAGACGACTTTGATGAACAGATAAAAGGAATTGAGGAAATGGGCTTTGACCATTTTAGTAAGTTCCGTGCAACTATGGGGATAATACCTTATGGAGTAAGCGTACTCCATGATGTAGAGCCTGATGAAAATGGAAAGGTAGATACAACAAAAGTATATGTTGAAGCTACTAATCCTGTTGTAGCTATGGCTGAGATGTGGGAAACACATATACAGATAGCTGTAAGTGCAGGACTATCCACGATTGCAGAACTATTTAGAAAAGCTATGAAAGAAAATGACTTAGAAAGAACAGTCAATGGCTTTTGTGAAATGATAGAGAGTGATGATGATGAGTTTGTGAAAGCATTTTTACAAGCCATATACAGAACTCAACCAGATGTTATTTCAATAGGTAATCCACACATACTAAACAATGTTATTGCAGGTGCAATTCAACCTGAGAAGTTTAGTGCTGATGTAGAAAACTTTTTGAAAATGGTATCTGATAATCAAGAGGAGGAATAATGCCTTTACCAAAGGACATGTTAGAGATGAAAGAGTATCTATCTGATGAGGACGGCATGATTGAAATGATGTTGAAACTCATGGGTAATACTGAGTATCTCAAACAAAGACTAGATGATGTAGAAATGAAACTATCTGAAGTAAGCAAAATGCTTATGATTATTTTTCTCAATGGGGAACTACCTAGTGAGTGTACAGATAGGATACAAGTAATGATGTTATCTAACAAGGAGTTTGTTAATTTTGCAGAGGAACTTGCAAGCAAAGAAACTGCTGAGGATATGCTGAAAGCTATGCAGGGTAATCCAATGTTCAATGTTCCAGAGAAATTGACAGATGAAGAAATGGAAGACTTCAAGAAAGCGTGGGGTGATGCTAAAGAGATATTTACTTTAGCAGGTATGCAACACGAATTACTTGAGGAGGAATAATGAGCGACATTTATGAGTTCATAGATGGAAGCAGTACAAAAGATGTCAATACATTAATTGTTGATTATGTCTTTGATAGTGAAGTTACTAGAGAAGAAGCGATAGAAACAATTAGCTTGATGTCTAAGTTATTAACAGCACACAAAAGTGGTAGTAAAGATTATCTCTTTCATGTAAAGTCTGAAGCAAAGAGAAAAGCAAAAGAATTTACTTACAAGCCAACAATGTTTGCTAAATCACCATATCTAAAGGAGGTTGATGATGAGTGATAAATTTGAAGTAAAGATGGTAGGAACAGAGTTTCCTGCTTATACAAGTCGTGATGGAAAATCAGGTAGGCAGAAAAAATACTTTACTAACTCAACAGTTAGTTTGCTTATGGCAAATATAGGTAAAGTATTTCTCATACATGAGGAACATAATACAGGTGGTGGTAAGAGAACTACTAACAAAGCTAACTCTATTAGAACTTCATGTGTGTATTACATGAAGCAATTTGATGAGCTATATCCTGAGTGCGAATTGAAGTATGCAGTAAGACAAAACGCCAACGAGAAAGGTGGAACTGTACGATTGTATGCAAAAGTAGTAAGGAGAGATAATGCCTAGTGGAATAGAAGGAGATACTAAAGACATTGCTGAATTTAGTGAAAGACTAAAGAACTGTGCTATCACAGTAGAGATACTTAAATATCTCAATGGACTAGCTATTGACCTAGAGTACAACAGACAAATCCTTCCAGAGTTTCTTGATGAAACTATTGAAAGCGATATGAAAGTTGTAGCAGATGACAGGTTTCCTGTTGTATTGCTAATGGCTATGCCTCATTATCACAGAGCAGGGGAGAGAGTAGATACTCATGTCCGTATGTTCTTTGAGGTTATTATCAAAAGCAAAGATGGAACTCTATTGGAAACAGAGTATTCACAAGTTGTTGTTGATGTTCCTATTGAGGCACTAGAGATACTACCAAACATACCTGATGTTAGGTGGATAGATGAAACTCTAGCTAGAAAAGACAGGCAAGATGTTTGGAATAACATTGATAAAGAAAAACTAACAACAGATGTCATTTCTCAATTTGAAGAAATGCTAAAGAGAGAGGAAGAATAATGGAAGAAAAAAATTATGCCGACATGAATTGTTGGGATAAGCTAAGTGCCGTAATTCAAAGTGCAGATAGAATACTTCTGTATGGAGTTGCAGGTACAGGTAAAACATATCAAGCCAACAGATTTGGTTTGAGGAAAGGACAAGGTACTTACAACATTACACTAACAGCAGACAGTACGGCTACTGAACTCATGGGGCATTATATTGCTACAAGTGATGGTGGTTTTCGTTGGAAAGATGGTAATGGTGTAAGAGCATTTAAAGAAGGTGCAAGACTTGTTATCAATGAGATAGACCATGCAGGTGCAGATGTGCAAACATTTCTCCATGCGTTGCTTGATGATAAAGAGTTTGCAGGTTTTAACCTACCTAATGATGAAGCTGAGTATGTAAAACCAATGGATAGTTTCCAAGTTGTTGCTACAATGAACGGAACTCCTGATGACTTACCTGAGGCTTTAGCTGATAGGTTTCCTGTAAAGCTAAACATTGATACTGTACATCCCGAAGCATTGAGTTCTTTGGGTAACAGACTTTCATCAATATACCTAGATACAGACAAGAGAAACTTCTCTGTTCGTAAGTGGGTTGAGCTACAAAAACTAATGGACAACGGAGTGAAAACCGAAGTTGCAGTTGGGTTGTTGTTTCCAAATGATGAGGAACAGTTCGCTGTTCTAAACGCTTTGGGTATACAAACCGACAATGGTTATGTAGAAGAAACTGATGATGAATAGTTTATTCAAAGTTAGGAAAGATAAAGTAAGTGGATTACCTGTATCATTACCGAACATGTCATTGTTTGGTAATGATGTAAGGCAACACAAAGTTGTTTATACAGACACTCCACACATATACGAGGACAAGAACGATATCAATATTCCTACATGGCTTACAACAAGTAATGAAATGGATAGGCAGTTCGTTGTTCAAGCAGGTATATTTGCAAAGATACTGTATCGTGGTATGAAGTTTCTAAGGAAAAATCCAGAGATACTTTACATAGCACAAATGCTAAATGGTTACAAGTATGCAATTATCAGAGTTAAGAATACTCTTGAGAAAATGGGTGGTTATACAAGATATAACAAACTCAAAAACAAAGTAGAGAAGTATTCAATGGACTATGACTGTTCAGAAAAAGAAGCAGAGGATAAAGTTATTGGTAAAAATGAACTTTACTTCTACAACTTATACAAACAGTTTGGTGGTTGGGGTAACAAGATTGGTATTTATCCTGATGTAACAGATGTAGAACTCAAGATATACAGAGCTGTTAGAGAACTCTATCAGCACAAAAGTCTTGAAAAGTTTTATTTCAAACTGTTGAAAGACCTAGCTTTGTACAACTTGTCATTAGGTAGGTATGACTTAATGGATAGAGCTAAGTTAGAAAACATTGTAAGAAGTTTACTTTCTTATGACATACCTGTTGATGTAGCTGATGATGATGTTAGATACATACACAATGTAATCGGCAAAGTTAAAGATACTGTACAAGAAACTATGAGATATGTTTCAAGATACAGTACATATGATTATGTGTATAGATATGACAAAGAGTTAGGACATAGCAGGTCTTATACTAAAAATCTATCATCTAAGCAACTTAGATACAGACTAAATAGAACTTACAAGTTCTTAATGGGTACTGCTAGTTGGTGGGGAGAGAGGAACATGAGATATGTTCGTACTACTGTCCTACCTAGTGAGGAGTACAAACCTACTGAAAAAGAAGTAGAAGTAAATCCTGATGGGTTAGTTCTACCTCCACAGATTAGTGATGAACTTGCTGACAAGATTATGGAAGATGCTGACAAAAAGTATGAAAGAAACTTCAAACATTTTGTAGACCATAATACTAACGAAGGTGGTGTTCATGGTATTGCTAAGTTGAATAGGTTTAGTCCTAACAAGAAAATACATAAAGCCATTAGAGAACTTAGGAAAAGAAACCACGATAGTGGTGTAGTTCCTAAGAACATGCACAGACTTACTACTGATAGAAAAGTATTCCAAAGTAGAAAGACTGTTGCAGGTGGTAGCATGATGATTGACTGTTCGGGTAGTATGGGCTTTTACTCAGAGGACATTGAGGAAGTTGTTAATCTACTTCCAGCTAGTTGGATTGCTGGTTATGTCGGTTATGGTAATCAGATTGATGGTTATGATGGTAATATCCATATCATTGCTGACAACGGCAACATGGACACAGATGCAATAGACAAACTTACTAATTATGGTAACAACTCTATTGACTTTGAAGCGTTGAAATTACTAGCAGAAAAACCTGAGCCAAGAATTTGGGTATCAGACCAACAAGTTATTGGTGTAAGTAGTAGTGGTAGCAGAAGTACTCGAACTCTTGCTAAAGACAAGCTAAAAGAAATTGAACGCTTTGTATTGTTGAACAATATAATTCCGATTGAGGATATTGAAATGGTTAAACAGGTAGCTAAAGAGCTATCAGTAAAAAGATAGAGTATAACTCTCAATACTTTATCTGCCGTATAAGTAGAGGTGTGTTTTATAATTTCCACACCTCTACTTTTTTTTATTTTTTTCTATGCATATGCATATGCATAATCTTTTTTTATATACTTGCAATTAAATCACAACCACATTACACTTAACGCATGAGTAATACAGACAATATCAAAGAAGTAACCTCTCTTATAGATGAGGCTACTAGAAAAATTAATGGTGGTAATGTCCATTGGTATGAGAGAATACCTAAAGAGGCTATTCCTTTTATCGAAACATTATCAAAGAGGGTTGCACAAGAAGGCACTAAAGCTAACGCTAGAGTAGTTAGTGAAATATTGGAACGAGAATATAATTTTATTGTTTCCCGTAGCCGTGTTCGTTTGTGGTTAGTCGGCTTGGAGAAACAGTATGCCGAAAAATCCTAATGAAAAAGAACTTGCAGAGCTTTTAGCTGAAGCTGAGAGCGATAAAGTAAAAGAATTAAAGAACACTAACGAGAGATTGCTTAAACAAATTGACAAGCTTAAAGACAAAAAAGCTGATATGATTGAGGCAGTTTATCGTGGTGCTAAAGACGGCATGTCTACTCTCACACTTCCTAAAATATCTAAACCAACAGCATCTAAAAAACGCACAAAACAAGAGGAGATTTGTGTGCCGTTGCTATCAGATATACAACTTGCGAAGAGAACCCCGGACTACGACAGTTCTGTAGCTGAGGAGAGAGTAATAAGATATGCACATAAGATTGTAAAGCTTGCAGATATACAAAGGGCTACACATAAAATAAATAAGTGTGCCGTATTATGTCTAGGAGATATAGTCGAAGGAGAGCTTATATTTCCAGGGCAGTCACATTTAATTGATAGTTCTTTGTATAGGCAAGTAACAGTAGATGGACCTAGAATGATGCACGGCTTCTTGTCAATTTTATTAGAAAACTTTCAAGAAGTAGATGTATACTGGGTGATAGGTAATCATGGTGCTCTTGGGGGAAGGTCACGCAGAGATTACAATCCGGAAACGAATGCTGATAGAATGTTAGGAAAAATCTTACAGACTATGTTCAAGGATGAAAAAAGAATAAAATTTATCATCCCTGAAGGCGTTGATAATCATTGGTACACAGTAGCTAATTTAGGGGAAGCTGCTAAGTTCTTTTGTTTCCATGGAGATAATATCCGTGGTTCAATGGGCGTTCCGTTTTACGGTTATAACAAGAAGATACTAGGTTGGAAAGCTCTTGCAGCAAATGGTTTGATGGAAGACTTTACACACGCAGTTGCAGGACATTATCACACACCAACATCACTATATATTAATGATGTTCGTGTATGGGTAAATGGTTCGACTGAAAGTTACAACAGTTACGCACAAGAACAGTTAGCTAGTATGGGTAGACCATCGCAGTTTTGTTTGTTTGTGAAACCTGACAAAGGTGTAACTGCAGAATACTTAGTCAATTTAGAGGAATAGTATATGGCAAAAACAATTAATGTCAAAGCTGTTGAGTTCGCAGGAGTAGGTACAATACCTAAACTCTTAATAGAACAAGATGGCAAGTATGAACAAGTGCTTATTAAAGTAGGCATTACTCATATTGACAATGTTAAATTAGAAGAAGAATAAAAATAGTCAAAGGAGGCGATGTGGCTAAATTTAATTTAAATGAATACGAAATGGTGGAAGATAGGCTTAAGAAGTTTTGGGCTGAAAATCCTAACGGTCGTATAGATACAAGTGTTGTACACATTACTGATGATGGTACATGTGTAACAATTAAAGCAGAGGTATTTCCTGATGCAAAGGTAGTGTTACCTGTAGCAACAGGTATAGCTCAAGAAACTAAAGGTCAAGGTGGCTTTGCTAATGCTGATGCGTGGATGGAAAACTGTGAAACATCTGCAATCGGACGTGCATTAGGTAATTGGAAATATCAAGGCTCTAATAAGAAAAGACCTACAGTACAAGAAATGTCAAAGGTTTCCACAACGCCAAAACCACAGGAGAAACCAGTAGTAAAAGGTAAAGAGTCGGGAACTTCTACTACTGTTTCTCCTGCTCAACAACTTAAGGAAGCTGGTTTTGGTGATAAGGTTTCTAAACACGCTAATGGTAAACCTGCTATGAGTAATGATGGACTTTTATGTCCTTGCGATAAGCAGTGTGAAGTTAAATATATACCTGATTCAGAAAAGAAATCTGCAAAAAGTCCTGACTTTAGATGTTCAATGATGGGTCAGTGTGTAGGTGGAGATACAGTAGATGGTAAAGTATTTGCTAAATCTTGGTGGATGGATAACAAAGCAACACCTGATGGTTGGAAAGACTTTGCTGCAGTTCAAAATGGTATGACATTACCTAAAGCAAAATCATTAGATGATATTAAACCGGGTGAAGCACCCTTTTAATTAGACAAGCAAGAGCCGTGGTAGAAAGGATAACACCCACGGCTTTGCTATTTAAACTACTTACTAATTTGTTTTTTAGCGTATGTTTTCACAACTGCTAGTGCAGCACCACCACCTGCTAATGCAGCTAACTGAATTGTTTCAGCTTCTACACCAACTAATGGGGCAACTGTTAATGCACCAATGAACGCTTCAATGAAGGTCCATGCAGTTCTTTCCAACATGTCTTTTAAGTCTTCACTCATTTTGTAACTCCATGCATCATTCCAAGGAGTCCACCATAAGTCCTTCTTGAACTTACCCTCTTGGTTTCTTCTTCTATTATTCTTTTCGAATAAATCTGACATTACATTATCACCTTTCCATTGAGCTTGGCTTTGATAGTCAATACATTTCCATTAATTTCTTGAAGCTTTTCATACACTGTATTAGCTAATACTGTGTGTTCTTTAGCTTTATTATCAACTTCTTTTTCTAATAACTTGTTAATAGTTGTATATTCAATAGTAACTTTTTTACCTTGAAGTAATTGACCTGCAACTTTAGCGTACATTTTCTTGTAAGCTACTGTACTGCTTCCTATAAATCCATCTTTAGATATTTCTAAATCTTGTTGAGTTTCTCCGACAATCAAACAACCTGATGTATGTTCATCAGTATTTCCTGTGTGTATAAGAATATAGGTAAAGTTAGGTACATCTTGTATGTGTAACATTCCATAGTGTGCGTTCTTATATCTTTCAGAATACTTTGCATGAAATCCACCTGTCTTTCTAAATTCTATATCGTATGTTCCTTCAGGTATGCAAGTTTCATGCATAACCTTTACTGCTTGATACTGGTCTTCAAGTGTATAACACTCAAATACCCCATCTATAAATAGCAACCCATTGGTTGCATCTGTTCCGAATTGTGTTCTAACAACTGTGAGTTTCACCTATACCTCCATACTTACAGTGGCACACGCTTATATGTGTTCCATTCTTATCTATATAAGTGTAGCAGTTACTTTCCGCCACAGCATCCACCACCACAACATTCTCCATTTGCCATGTTATTCTCCTTTCCTAAATCCTATTGTTAATAACCATACAGCTAATGTAATTACAGTAGCTACACCTGTCACCTGCTGTGCAGACCCTGTCAATGTCAGCGTTGCAATAATCAAACCAACCAAAGTCCAGCTAAGGTTTAATGTTTCTTTAATTGCTTCAACAAACCATTTCCACAGTTTATTTATCATATCTGTCTCCTAAATACGAAAGCTGCCATACTAGCTATTCTAGTCAGAATAACCGGCACTACAACTTCTTGTGCTTTTTCCCTTTGGTCTGATGTCATATCATCACCAATGTTACTTATTGTTACTCCTTCAAAATCTAAATCTACAAATGTTTCTATTGGGTTTTCTAAAAATGCTTCGTACTGTACTTCTGTAACAACATCAGCAAGAGTGTAGTTTTCTATATCTGCATTCTCTACAGCTCTTTCTACATACTCTTCAACAGCTTCAGCTACGACTTCATCTTCTTTGACAGCTTCAGCAATTATCTCAACATCATCTTCTTGTACTTGTAGTACTTCAGCTACAACTTCTACCTGTTCCTCTGTAAGTTCTTCTACATTTTCTATAGCTTCTTCAACAACAGCTTGTACGACCTCTTGTACTTCTTCAGAAACATTTTTTAATTCTTGTACACCAACATCATTTACTTCTTCAAGAACTTCTATAACTTCTTCTGTTTCAAGTTCCTCTACATATTCTTCTATAGCTTCAGCAACTTCTTCTTCAGTAGCATCTTCTTCTATAACAATATCTTCAATAACTTCTTCTACTTCAGCAACTTCAATAGCTACTTCTTCTTCAGTAAGTTCTACTTCCTGTAAAACCTCGTCTTTGACATCTTCCTCTTGAACTGCTTCTTCTCTGATGTCGTCATCTCGAAGTATCTCTTCGTCCAACTCATCTTCTATAATCTCCTCAACATCTTCCTGTATTGGCTCATCCAAAATTTCCTCTGTAATCTCTTCAATTTCTTCATCAATATCCTCCTCTATTATTATTTCTAATACGAAATCTTCTTCTTCAAACTTAAACTCTTCTTCAAGTTCCTTGACATCAATCTCAAATTCCTCTTCAATAATATCTTCTTCTTTAATAGGTTCAAGTTCCTCCACTTCATCTTCAGACTCCAGGTCAAGTACCATATCATCATCTTCAGAAAGCTCTCCTTCGGTATCGTATTGTTCTTCATCTTCTATAATTATAACTTCTTCTACAGGTTCTTCCTCAGGTATATCACAATCTCCCCGTTCTATCTGTGCATCAGTCATATAGCATCCATACTTTTCTTCATTAGCTTTACGCTCATTGTCACGCTCTACTGTGCCATCTTCAACTTCATATTCTTCATATTCTCCAACAGAACCATCATCCATTACAACCACAACTTTAACTGGTGGTGGTGGAGGCGGTGGTGGAGGTGGAGGCGGAGGTGGCAAAGTTGTAGTAGTTGTTGTAGTGGTTGTAGTTGTAGTAGGCATAACATACTTAAAAGATATGTCATCTAATAATGACCAGTCATTAATTGTAAGTGTAAAACTTTCTATAAATGTATCTAAAGTATCGTATATATTGTAAACAACTGTTTCAAGCATAGTTTGTAAATTAGAATTACTTTGTGCATCTACTACATTTTCTTGTATAGTTTCATCTTTATGTGTATATGTAACTGTGCTTTCATTATTTAATGCACCTATAGTAAAACCTACTTCGTATATATCTATTTCTAATTCTTCTTCATCTACTGTTGTAGTTTCAGGTAATATAAATGTATATTCTTCACTATCATTTCCATGTTGCAAATAATGTAAATTCATACAAAAATCTGTACAACCAAACTGACCATCATAATGATTATTAATAACAATATTATTTTCTATTTCATTACCATCTAGGTCTAATTCATCTACAGGTAACTCTATATCTGTAGATTGTTCATAAGTAGGTATAGTTGTAGTAGTTGTTGTAGTAGTCGTGGTAGTTTCTGTAGTTTCTTCTTCTACTTCCTCTTCTTCTACAGGAGGTGGACCGTCAAATGTTTCTACCTCTTCGGTTTCTCCTGGGATAGTAGTAGTAGTAGTGCTAGTAGTAGAAGTGGTAGTAGTACCTGAAGTATCTGTATTATTTTCATTAGCATATAAAGGCAATGGTAGCAGTAGTATAACTGCGAATATAACTCGCAGCATTACATTACAATCGCTGCAACAACTCCACCTAGTGCTACTAGTAGCGTTAATACTTTGTAAAACTCTGCTTTATCTAGTTTTGCATCTAGTTTTTCTTCCAATCTATCAAGTCTTTCAATGACCATATTGAGTAATTCTTTCTGTGTGTAGCCATTGTTGTTTGTCATTTATGGTAGGTCCTCAGGTCTAGTTATCCAATCCCATTCTTCATCAAAGTTGTGGTCTATCACAAAAGTTTCAGATGTGCTTAAATACTGTAATAATTTGTATATTTCTTTTACAATAAAACCAAAAATAAAACCAACGAAATAATCCATAGATTGGATTATATCACAAAATTTTATTCAGGTTTTGGATTGTCTGATTTAACTTTAGCTACGTGGTCTTTCCAAGTTGTAGTTCCATTTACTTCATCCCAGTACTGCATATCAAGTTGGTCTTGTACAGAACCATAGGCATTTTGCCTTGCTTGTATATAACCAAACTGTTGTGCTTCCCACTTGCTGTTACCTAAATCAACTTTAGCTTGTGCATACTCAGAATCAGTGAACTCTCTACGCTCATTGTTAACTTGAGCATACATTGGTTTTGCTGCTTCAATTTCAGCATCAGCTTGAGTTTGTAGTTCTTCTTTTGTTGCCATAATATCTCCTATCTTACCATACTTATTTTACTATTACTTCTTTAAACCATATAATGTAAATGTTCCACTAGCTATATTTCCACTAGCAAAAAAATAATTTACCCCGTCATGTGCTTCTGCAACGGTATAAACACCACCACCCTGTCCACCTCTTGCACTTACATCAAAATCTAAAAAAACCATTTCCATTGTACAAAAACTATATTCACTTGCATTGTTAAAATTGAATAAATATCTTACACCCTGTAAGGTTTCCCCTGTACCTGTTCCCATTGCAGTTTGTGTATTTACAAATAATTCTGTTCCATTTGTAGCACTATTGTTTGAAAAACTACCTGTATCTCTAATTGTTTTAGCCGCATAATCATAATTAGAAGTTGATTGTGCAGTTCCTGATACAGTAAACCTTTCCTTAAAACTAACACTATCAGAAGTTCCTTGCACATCACTTAACACAACTTTATACACATCAAATGTACTGTCAATACCTGTTAAAGTTACACTTGCAGTTGAAGAACTAACTGTTGTTTCTTGTATTTTTATTAAGCTACCTGCCATTATTTAACTCCATATACATTAAATTCAGTTCCAATATCTAATTCTGTACTAGATAAAGATGCATTAAAGCCAGTGCAACTTGTTGTTTCAGTTAGAACACCAATACCTTTATATCCAGCTTCCTCTCCATTATGTGCACCAGCACCTTGTTGTGTCATAAATGTATAACTTGAACTTGAAAATGGATTAAAAAGTTCAAATTTTCCATAAGCTCCCTCTGGTGGTAAATCTGCATAATGTAACATAGCAGTAAAAGAAGTTTGATTTGTATTTTGATATTCAGTAAAAGTTGTGTGTGAATACATTTGTAAAGCAGAATAATCATAATTGCTATTAGTAATAATAGAATCACTTGAATTAATTAATCTTAAATTTACACCTTTTGGGCTACTTGTATCAGTAACACATTTGTAAGTAATTACATAAACATCATATTGTGCTGAAAAAACATTTGTTATTGAAAGTGATGAACTTGAACTAGCACCACTAACAGATTTTATAAATTCTAAATTAGTAGCCATTATGAGTATTCCTTTATTCCATATAGAGATATAGTTGCACTTGTCATAGCAGTTGTACCTGTACCAAGTCCAAACCTAATTGCTTGTATAGTTTCAGCAGTGGCATAAAGTTGCCCACCAAACTCCATAGCAGGTTTGTCAGTATTATCTACAAAAACACAATGGCTTGTGCTAACTGTATATTTTGTGCTATCCCCTGCATTGTATAAATACATATAACCATTACCCAAAGAGTTTGTTGCACTATCAATGTCACCAAATAGTCTTGCACTATTTTGACTTGTACTTTTTCGTTCTTGAAAACTTCCGTCTGATATTCCTCTTTGATTTCCAAAATGATAACCTGTTTCAAAAGAACTTCCATTATCATTTGACAATTTATAACCAAATTCAGATTGACTACCAAAATGTATATCAGTAAAAGTAAATAAATGAACATTATAAGTTGTTTCTTGTAAAGCAGTAAAATCAGCAGTTGCACTTGAAATTGTTTGTGTTAATAAATGTTCTAATTGTCCATACTTTGTTAATTTATCTTGATTATCTAATTCAATAATTTGATTAGGTGTAAGCACACCCTTATTACTTTTGAATGATTGTGTTACTGCGTCTTTAGGAATATAACTCATAATTACACCACCTTGTACAATGTAAAAGTTCCACCAGTAAGATTGCCACTAGCCATAAAGTAATTAACTCCGTCACTAGCACTTGCAACTGTATGAACACCACCACCCATAACACCTTGTGCTTGTGCAACGTGACTAAGTGAAACTTGTTCTCTTGTTACAAAAGAAAATTCACTTGAATTGTTGAAATTATGTAAATACATCAAACCATTAGCCATTTCCCCTGTGCTATTCCCTATATACAAGTCTATAAATGATGTTTGATTTACTTGTCCATTACTTACAAAACTTGTACTTGCAAATAATTGTTCAGAAGCAAAATCATATTCACTATCACTTTGTGCAGTTCCACTTTTTGTAATTCTTATTTGATTTTGATTAACATCACTAGCACAAGTTACACCAACCCAAGTAAATAAATACACACTATCATCATCAATTCCTGTAAGAGTTACAGAACTGACTGCACTTGATATTGTGTTTGTTGCTACTTGTACTAATTGACCTGCCATTAGCTATCAACTCGCAGTCCATAAACTTTTACACTATTAATAGAAAAATTACTTGAAGAATTTGGTATAAAATTAATGCCTGTTATTGAATTAGTTTGGTGTAAAAGTGCAATACCTTTTCTACCTACTGTTCCAATTGTACTTGCTGAACTATTTTGCCATAAAGCAAAAGTATAACTTGAACTATTAAATGGATTAAAAATATAAGCAACACTACCATTACTTTTTTGTAAAGTATCATCATAAGATATTGTTGATATTGAACTAGCAGTTGCACTATTGTCTTCCCCAAACGCACTATAACTTCTAATAATTTGTGAAGCGTGGTCATAATCACTTGCAGTAATAATACTTCCACTAGCATTAACAAATCTAAAATTTAAACCATTACTACTTCCTAGATTGTCATAATCAGTTAATGTAATTTTATATATATCGAAATCTGCACTAAATATATCTGTTATAGATAAACTTGATACAGAACTAGCAGTAGTTTCATTAATTAATCTTAGATTACTCATATCTGTTTTACTCCATAGAGTTTTATATTTCCTGTAAGTAATTGTCCTGAAGTTTCTGTAAATCTTATGCCATCAACTGTACTTGCTTGTGGTAACACACCACCACCAAATCTCATATCACAAGCAGTTGTACCTGTATTTCTTGAAACACCATGCATAGTTTGAAAACTGTATTTTGAACTATCCCCTAAATTGTATAAATAATTATATGCAGTTCTTGGCTCATCAGTACTACCAATTCTTGTTGCAAATAATCTATTACCTGCAGTGCCTTTAGTTTCACTAAAAGTTCCTGTTGCTTGTCCATTTTGATAAGCATATTCATAAACACCACCTGTTTCTATAACCCCACTTTCAAAAAATTGCATATTTACTGAGCCTGCACCATTTAAAGCTATTTTTATAGTTACATAATGAACATCATATTTATTTTCTTTTATATCAGTAAAATCCACAATATTTACACCACTAGGATTACTTTCAGCAATAAGTTCTAAGCTACCACCCAGTTGTCCTGCTTTTTCTAATTCATAAGCCTCTGAAACAGATATTACACCATTATTTTTAACTTGTTGTTTTATCTTGGTAGAAGTATCTCCCAAATATCCAAATGACATTGGTTACTCCTAATCTGTTATTTCAAGATAACTTGCAAAAAATTCTATATCTGATGCTGCTGATGCTAATACTTGTATTTTATCAGTAGCCATTAAAACTAACTTAGATGTACCTAATACATCTAAAGAAGTGTCAGCAGGTACTGTCATAGTCTTAGCTATATATGCATCTCCTGAAGAACCATCTACGACTCTTACATCAACTGTTGCATCATTAGTTCCATCTACATTAGTTGCTCTAAGCATTAAGACTATTGCCTCATGGTTAGCATCTAATGCAGGAATTAAATCTGCTAGAGATGTAGTTCCATCGTGGTAAGCGTTCTTAAATACATTTGCCATATTATTCCTCTTATCCTAGTGCTATTATTAATCCAATATCTGCAAAGCCTTGACTATCTACGAAGTCTTTGACTGCTGCTGATGTTGGAATTGTTGTATCGTTGTCGTTTGATGAAATACCTTCTGATTCTGTAACAAGTGTACCTGCAGCAATTTCTGATGCAGTAACTTCTACAGTAAAAGTTAAATCATAGGGGTCTGCATCTGTACCATTATCAGTATCGGTCCAGTTGATGTCAATACCTCCACCTTCAACAAACTTAATTTCTCTTGCTGTATACACACCTGATGCAACAGCAGGGGCAATAGATACTTCAGTACCATCACCATCTTCTAATATAAAACCTTGTTGAATAGCATCATGTGCTTCTTCAATATGTTGTTTAACTACAGCTAATCTAACCTTTGTTCCTGATGCATGTGTAGGGTCAGTGCCGTGCTTTGAATCTATATCTCTTGTTACAGTAGCTGCGGCATGGTTAGTTCCTGATGACCATAATACAACTTCTCTGTTGCTGTCATTATCAGGGTCTATAACTAAATAAACAGGTGCATCTACACCTGGGTCATCTGTTAAGTTAATTGATGTACCACCACTAGCTAACTGTGCTGCTAATGTGGTTTCGAAAGCGTTAACTAAATTAGTTTCTCTTGCTACCATATCTCTCCATTATACACTTTTTTTTATCCATATCTCATTATCGAGAAACCTTTTACGCCAGGTATATCTCCTGATGTTACTTGACTAAAGGTTTGTTGTCTAGTGCCTCTGACAGTTAGTATAGCATATTGTGTAACGCTGCCAACATTTGGATTACTTTGTATTGGATAACTTATTTTCTCTACAACACCTCTTACTATTTCTGCAGGGTCATACAACTCTAAAGTAACAGCATTACCTTCTTTATCTTTTAATGATTGATATATTGTTTCACCTAAGTTTTTAACTCGAATCGGTTTTCTATATGGTCTTTCTACTCTGTCTGATATATTTACAGGTATTTGTACAACTACAAGTTCAGGTCTTGCTAATGCTCGAACTCTAAATGCTTTAAATTTAGGAGATGTAGTTTCAGTTGCAGTTTTTAAAACTACCTTAGCTACTACATATCTAGCAACTCTTGATAACTGTACTGCTTGTTCTCCAACTCCTGATTCAGCATTTACTTCTAGTTGCCACGTACTATCGTTACTGTCATTTATAGATTCATATTTATTTGATAAATGTAACTCTACACTTTCACCACTAGCTAACTCCTCTACTTCAACACTTGCTTCTACGAACTGTTTATTTTCTGCTGTAAAAAAATCTGCAGGAGCTGCTATAATAAATCCTTCTAATTCATAGATTGATGTTTGTTGATAAACACCATCAGAAGATACAGTAAATAAAAACTTTTCATCTACATGTACAATATTGTTTATAGTTCCACCTGCACTTGCTTTGTAATACCTAGCTATACCTGCAGTTGGTAAATAATATCTCCACAAAAAACTTGTACTTCCTGATTCTTTTATACCTGTGTATACACTGTCTCTTGTAGTAAACAATGTATTAGGTGAATTGTCTAGACCATCTTCATCCCATTGTTTTATTAATTGATTTTGTCCTAATACATACAAATCATCAGCAACTGTTAGAGTTGCACGGTATAGTCTTCCAATAGTTTTAGAACCTGTTTGTGGTTCTTTTGTTCCATAAAATACTAAACCCTGTGACTCTACAATACATGTAGGTTGTTCACCTGATATTTCTGTTTGACCTTTTAATGTTAATGTTCCAGATATATCTTTTAAAGAATATATTCTTCCATCTGTTGCAGTTACTAAAACAACAGCACCTGCATCTGCTGCATCTGTAAATGTTTGTCCTGAAGGTAATGTGACAATAGCTGAACCTACAGTTGTATTACCATCATAAGCATGTAAGGCATTACCTATGCTTACTAGAAACTGTCCTTTTACAGAAAATATTTTATCATAAACAGCAGCAGACATTTTTTGTGTTGATGTACCACCACTTGTTAATGTTTCTATTTCTCCTGCTGAACCATTGTTAGCTGTTATATAAAGTAAATCACCATGTGCAGCTAATCCTTTTATCTGATAACCTGCAGTCAAACCTTCTGTAACTGTACTAAATGTATCTCCACCATCATCTGATTTATATAAGGTTTCATCATCAGATACATATATTCTTGTACCGACTACTGCCATATGACTTACAGCAGATGATAACGCTTGTTCTTTTTCTGTAGTGTGTAGTAATTGTACATTGTACCCTTTACCTAAATCTGTATTAAAAACATCAACACCTTGACTATCCCAAAATCTTCTTACATCATTAGGATTGCCATTAGCTTTATGTGCTGAGTCTAAATTAGAACCACCACTAAAATCATTTCTTGAATATATACGACCTATGTTAGATGTAAAGTCTTCAGGATTTTGTCTTACATTAACTCCTGCGTCTGCAACATCTGATGATTGTATGGTCATTTCTCGACCAGGACCAATAGCACTTCTATAGAGCTGATTATCTACACGAAAGTCATACCCTTTTCTTTTAGGATTACTTTCTTCTGCCTGAGTTGTTAACCTAGGCATTAGGTATACGCTATCTTATTAACTGTTACAGGCTCAGGATACCTAGCTCGTAAATCCTTTCGTGCTTGCTGTATTAAAGCTCTCTGATATTGTAACAAAGAGTTTCTTATTGATGTAGCAGAGTTTACAGGAAAGTTACTTGTACCCATTTGGTCTGTAATATAATCTGCTGTAGCTGTAGGTATATCTCTACCGGCAATCAACTGTGCAGCCACACCTGCCATAATAATTGGCTCATACTCATCTTCTAAACCTACTGTTGATAATGTATCTGATTCTAATGTAGGAGTTACGAACTTCTTTTTAAAACTTACGAATACTGTATGACCTGCATTAACATTATAAACTTGTACTGCTTTAACATTATTAGGTCCGTTGTTAGTGTATGTAATTGTTTGAGAAACACCATCTGCATCTGTATAAGTAAATGGATTTGGTAAATCTATTAACTCTACTGCAACACCAGCAAATACTGTACCTGTTTCATCAGAACCTGCGGAGAAGTCTGTGTACTGAGATATAGCTTTTATTGGTGCTATAAGATGATTATCAGTAGAACCATCTAGTGGAATATAACCTACTTTAGAAGTTATTGATTTAGTTTCTACTGCAAACAATGTAGGGTATAAGTTTTTTATTTGGTCACATACTGCATCAAAAACATTTTTACGAGGAAACACAGGAGCAATTTTTATTACCTTTCCTACAACATGAGTAGCTGCTGTTGTTCC